CTTTTGTGCATCTCCCGTTTACGGGAGCTTTTGGCTTCCGTATCCCCTGATACGTGGTTAGCGTATCAATAGATTTGGGTTATACCAAATCTACCCACCGACGTTGGATGCTGAACGACGTCGGACGTTCTTGGCTGGCATAGCGATCCACAAGATCACGCTGGCGAAGCGCGCCGTGGAACCACTCAAGCAAACCAGGCTCACCGTCAACCACGTAGGTTTTCGAATGAGCCTTGAGCCACGGAACAGAGTATTCCCACTTCTGCAAGGGACGGTTATACCGAACCTTGCGAGGTAGGAACTGCGGGTTCGAAGAGATTCGACCCAAAAATCCCGGTTCGTGGTGCTCAAGTGCATCGTTGATGTACGGTATGCGGATGAAGGAATCCAACTCTTCATCTACAGCTCGTACTGATTGCCATAGACCCGCCTTGTAGAGGCGGTTCCGGAAATCTACCAACGAGGCTATGCTTGCTGCATCCTCACGAGACCTTGGCAGGTCCTGGCGGAGTCGTACAACGGTAACATCTGATCCGTTGTAGTATTCCATCCCACACGATTCTCTGAACTTCCCAGTCCAGAAGGATTTCGTGCGATTGACTTTTGCACCGAAAAGGTGCAGCCAGTCAATAACGTGAGCGACCACCGTAGTGGGGACAATGATATCATCCCCATATACGGACAATCTCCCGATGATCTGTTTCATCGAGAGGGACGGCCGGTTGTCGGCCTCTCGCATTGCCGCGAAAGCGATGGCTGTGAAAACCATCGCTTCAATCGGAAATGTAAGAGCCGACCCCATCGAGGCGAACTTGTTGAGGTGGACAATGCCAACCCCTTCAACATCCGCCAGCCGAGATCTGGTGTCAGCAATGAAATCGCTGACGTGAGGCCACTTGCGAACAAGCGACATCACCAGATCGAAGCTCACACGATCAGAAGCCTCGGACAAGTCCAAGGTGGCAAGATCGCCAGAGAGAGACGCTTCACGCGCCATCTCCTGGTTCCTTGTCTGATCTGTGAACCCGAGGATCTTTCCTAAGGATCCTCGCCCAATGTACTCATAGATCTCACGTTTGAGACCCTGCTGTGCATATTGCAGCGCAGCGGGCTCAATCGCGATGATCCTGGGGGTACTTTGGGTCTTCGGTACCGCGACAACCCTCACGGGTATCTCGGAATCGATGGGGACCCCATGGTCAACACGCCAGCCAGGCGTGTTCATTGTGTAACGCCAGTGCGGAAAGACTCTCTCGAGTCTTTCAGGCCAATAGGCAAACTCCCGTTTCGCAACGGGAGAGAGCTTTTCAGCCACCGCTCCGGGGCCATGGCGAGGAATGAGCTCGAAATTGGCGACCTTGGTCTCCAACTCGTTCATCAATTCCCCGAAGAGGTCGAAGAAGGCGTCTTGTAGCGCCAACATTTTCTCGGGTGAAACACCGTTGAGAATGCCTTCGAGCTCTTGGTCAGTCTTCTCGAACTGCTGAAAGGCAGATGCGACCCTCTCGGGGGCGCACGGCCTTTCAACTTTGTGCGTCAGGTAACAGAACTGACGTACAGCCCAGATGCATTCAACATCTGGGGAGTCGAGAAGATTCCCAGACCTATCAAAGACACGGCTGAGGAAACCTCGCAAATACGCGGGGAGACCTCCATGATGATCCCAAGTGGAATTCACCATGTGAGCCGGCCACTGACCATCGGCAAGACCTTTCTCGAGGGCCTTACCGAGGCGTGGCAGGACGATAGTCAGGTAACTATCGCCTTCGTCTTTCCATCGACGTGACGTAGTTTCAACGTCACGTGCGACATCGGTCGAGCAAAGCTGTCCCAGATTTTCCAGGACGGTGATGTGGAGACTTGCGAGGCTTTTCATCGCTCCCTTTCTAGGGTTTTGAGTCCAGCCTCACACTCCATGAGCCAGAACTCTCTTGTCAAGGCTTCCGGGCAGACGCCGCAATTGCGAACGCTGCTCCGGAAATGGCCACGAGGAGAGAAATGCCGAGCGTGCCGAAAATCAGCACAAGCTCAGTCACTTCTCGCCTCCCAGCACCTTGATGAGAGTCGCACCCGAAGACGCTGTAAGCAGGGTCGAGAGACCAACAAACAGGTCCTTCAGTTCCGTCGACGTGAAACCCGTCGGCGGCGAAGTGATCGTCACCGAGGCAATCGCGCTCACGCGCTGATTGACTGCGGTCAGAGGGTCAGCAGCAATTTTGTTGCTCTGAGCCGAGACGATCGTTCGAGTGCGGTCCCGCCCCTTCACCTGCTGAACGCGCATACTGAGCGCGCCATCAGCAGAGGTGTAGGTGGCAGAGTCTCCATTCAGCGCAGTGCGCGGAAGGGAGACGGAATTCAGGGACTGAGGGTCGGTGAGCATGAGGTTCTCCGGTTGTGTTGTGGATTGGTGTTGGAACGACGTTTAAAGTCCGTCGGTACGACCATCACCCGCGCACTCCTTGTGAGAGTCCGAGAGCCGCCAAGATGGCGCCCTGAGAGGTCGAGAGACCTCCCCAGGAGCCAACCTTGAACCCATAGGGATTTGCACGGATCCTCTTTTTCCGTTCCCAACTGTGGAAGACACGACTGCGAGCAGGCGTGCCGTCCCAGCGGAAAGAGGGATTGGAGGGTCCTCGGTTACTCCATGAATCAGTGGTTGTACATACAACATGTTCCATGGCGTAACCGTAGTGCATGATCAGGCGATCGTTAGCAGCCAACTCGTTGGCGGCAATGGTGTCACCAATTTTGGTGGACCAATCGATCAGCCAGGACCACGGCGCAAGTTCCCAAAGAACTGACGGCGTTATCTTCAGATTAATGAGCTGGTTGGCTCTCTGAAGGAAGTCGTTCGGGTCGAACCCGAGCGGCAAAAACGACGTGAATTCACCTTCAAACCATAGCTTACGACTGAACGTCTTCTCGACGGTCACATCGGCGGCAAATGGCATGGAGGCTTTGGGAACACCAAACTCTCCGTTCTGCTGAAGAACAACGATCTGCCCCGAGGGGAAGGTCGCAACTCCAGCATTACGTTCAGTTGGTACGCTGTGCTTGCGATGGACGCGCCGATTCATTTTTGATGAATCGAAAGTGTGAGTCGCCTCAATGAGCGCCTTCACTGCGTTCTGAAGGTCAGAGATGAGTGGTTTCCACCCAAATTCGACATTCAGATAATCGCTGCCGACACCTTGGATAGCCTTCGCCCGAGGACGAAAGCTCTGGAGCATGATGCTCGGGAGCCCCTCGCGGAGCTCTCCAAGGAACTGAGCGGCATCGAATACCACCGCGGTGGGTGCCACCCTAGCATAGGCAGTCTGACCGTACTTCTCGATCACAGAGTCCACAGTAGGATCCGAACGAACGGACCCATTGTGGATTTCTGATAGTGTCGAGGGTAGGGTAGACTTGTCGGAGACGATGGAAGCATTGGTAAAAGTGAAGTCCTTGGTGGACCCATTTGACCAATAGCTTGTCACAGTACTCCGATCCCCTACTAGGGATGTCCTTCTCAGCTCGAATGCGTGCCCCCTGTCGGGGCTCGCAACAGCTGGGAGTCCACGAAGCCTCAGTTGCTCGTGGTAATCCTTCTCGGCCGTGTTGGCGAGAAAGAAGGCATACGGATCCGCTTGGTAGTCAAGAACTTCCGAGGAAGTTTTGGCTGCGTGATGCGGAGCATTCCGGAAAGACCTGGTGCGAACCAGGTCAACCGGGTGCCGGAAGTTCGATGTAAGCGCGGGATTCCAGTGACAGATTTGCTGCCCTGTAATCACACGGTTCTCGAAACTTTCGTCGTAGTATGGCATCCATCCTCCTATGGGTTGAGGATATGACCCCCTCTGTACACAGTGCAGGGGATCACGACCGAAGTCGCGGGAGGGGTTTCCTTTTGGGAGCC